CAATAATGTTTCATTGAATCTTTACTTCAAGACATTAACTCCTTTAGAGTTTACAGATGTTGAGGATGTTACTGATCAGGAAGTGATTGAGGAAGAAACAGGAATCAAGATGGCGGCAGATCCAGAGTTCACGAAAGAGGATGAAAAGGAATGGTTAGAATACCTAGCTGATAAAGGTGAGGATATCAATGAAGAGGAGTGGGAATTAACTGCGGTGCAGGATGTGGATGATCCAGATAATGAGGATCAGATCGTAGAGGCGATCACATCGGTTAGTATGGCTGCAGTGAGTTCATATGGTGATGCTGAGGAGAGATCTTCACAAGATGCAGGTATGTTTAAGATTCGCTATAGATACTCAGGATCATTGAGTAGTAATAGCAGAACCTTCTGTGTTGAGATGGTTGGATTGTCTGATGGTGGTAAGGTCTATAGAAAAGAGGATATCAATCAAATGAGTTTCTCTGGAGTGAATGGTCAATTCTCACCTAAGGGTAGAAGCACATATTCTATCTTCAAGTATAAGGGAGGAGCGTATTGTCATCATAAATGGCAGCGACTCATTTACATGAGAAAGAGATCAGGAGGTAAGTTCTTACCTAAGAGTCAGACAGAGGCTTTAGAAAATGATAAGAGAGTAGCACCTTCACAGGCTTCAGCAGCAGGTGTTCCACAGAGTAAGATTAATCCTAAGGATTATGATACTGCAAATACTCGCCCTATTGATATGCCTAACAGAGGAAAATTAAACTAATATGGCACAGGTACTATTTGTCAGCCCTGCTGATGTTATAAAGAGAACAGGGATCAATGGTAATGTTGATCGTGATCAGATGATTCAATTCATCAAGATTGCTCAGGACATTCATGTTCAGGGCATAATGGGAACGAGATTATTTGAGAAGTTTAAAACTGATATAGCAGCAGGTAGCATACCTACTAACTATCAGACTCTCTTAGATGATTATATTCAGGATATGGTCATACACTATGCAGCGATAGAGATACTGCCTTATATCCACTTTAAAGTAGCAAATGGAGGCATCTATACTAAAGGATCAGAGAATGGAACGAGTGTTACTAAGGAGGATCTAGATTATTTAGTACAGAAGGAGCGAGATATAGCAGAGCATTATGCGAGGAGATTTGTAGATCATATGAGTTTCAATAATGCTACTTATCCAGAGTACAATCAGAATAACAATGATGATATGTACCCTACTAAGAATCAGAATTTCGCAGGATGGGTTCTGTAAGAACTACCTATAAGCCTAAACAGGCTAACATCCAGAAGTTGAAGAAGTATCTCATGAAAAAGAATAAGAAATGAGCAACAACATTAATTGGGGAAAGATATATGAGTCTACTGCTTGGGGCAATACTGACAATAATATAAGTTGGGGTAGTGCATATGCTGATTTAGCAGGCGGTGGATTTGACACCGACTATCAAGCGGTATTAGATAGGTCAACTGCTTTAGGATATACTGCACCAAGTGCTGCTCAACAAACCTTGCAGAATACTCTTGTAACGGATTTAAAAACTGCGGGTGTTTGGGACAAACTTGATGTGTTCTATGTGTTCGCTACGGATGGCGATAGCGACTATGCGACATTAAACTGGAAAGCACCGAGCAGTCATCAAGTAACCAAAGTGAATAGCCCGACATTTACAACTGATATTGGATTTAGAGGAAATGCTTCAAGTTCTTATTTAGATACAAACTACGCACCAAGCACCGATGCTGTTAATTATCAGTTAAATAATGCATCTATGTTTATGTATCGTTCCGAACTTGCTACCGCTGGTCAAGTACAAGCATATGAAGGAACATTTAAAAGCGGGGAAGGATATGCTATGATTTCGGGGCGTCCATTTGGATATGGCGAAAACTATTTGAATAGTACGGCAGGACTTGCTAATTCTGGTGCGAATGAAGGCGTTGGATTACAATTGGTAAATAGACCTAATTCAAACACAATTAACTTGTATTTCAATGGTTCTTTTGTTTCACAAAATACTTCAGCTACAAGTACATCCGTACCATCTGTGAGTGTTTGGAATTTTGCAGCGAATAATGGAGCCTCTGGAATTTTCTTTTCTAATGTGGGTCACGGAATGTGGGGGATGGGTGCAGACCTTACAAGCGAACAAGCAGATTTAAACACGGCTATTCAAAATTATATATCTGCCCTATGATAGTATTAAAAGCAACACAAGCCCAATACGAGGCTTTAGATGGATATAGAAACGGAGACAACCTTTTGAAGTTTGCTAAAGATGGAAACGACAATTGGATTGTAGGAACTGCGGTATTGAATGATTCTGCTTTTGCGGCAATACACGACCAACTAAATGCATTGGAGCGTATTGAATATGTTCCTGTGCCAGAGCCAGAACTATGATAACTCGTAAATATGAATATGTAGATGAGGCAGCAGCAGATGCTGCAATAGACCTCTTAAGAGATGAGGAAGGAAACCTAACTGAAGCAGTAGTGAAGTTGGGATACCTTACCACAACTCCTGCAACATATGATGAAGAAGGAAACGAACTCACCCCTGCGATAGTAAGTGAGAAGTATGCCGTAGATGTACATTGGAAGAATGTCCCTAACCAAGTATGGCAGCAGTATTTAGTCTGGCCTACGCCTATGGGTATTCACTCCTTTGGTAGTTCAAGTTCAAGAGATGAATACGCTACTGCCTATTGTATCCTATACCCTAACTCAACATATTGTAACCCACCAATAGATGAAGAAATTTAAGACACCTTCAAGAACATCTCCTAAGGGAGGCAAGAGAGGTTGTTTATGTAAAGGCAGAAACACCTACTCTATAGATTGTTGTGATGGATCTTTATGGGCACAGGGGATAGGTATTAGTGTAGATACTGAGCCGCCTTCTGGATATACTATTGAATGGAATCAAAGTGTTTTAGACTTCCAGAATTTTGAGAGTGCTTCTTTTCATGTAGGTAATGGACAGGCTCAGGCTTATGTCTATTATTCTATTACTGATGTGAATGATCAGATCCTGCTAGGATCAGTGAATATGGGAGGGAATACGGAGTTAGATGTTCCTGTTGATGTATCAGGACTTGCTGATGGAACATTAACACTAGCTGCTTATCTAGCAGATCCGAATCAAGGTGAGACAATTACCAGAACGATCCAGAAGATAGTAGAGACAAGTGAGTATGTATATACATTACAGGCTCGTATGGATGTATTTGAGGCGGAGGCTTGTACTTACGCAGCGTTGAATGAATTGGTAGCGATAGAAATATGAATGCATTAGAAGCGGCAAGTTTGGTAATGATACCGAGTGGCTATGAGGATGGTACACTTGGGAGTTTAAAGCCTACGGATGGAACAGGAGACTTTACATTCACAAGAGGTAGTAATATAAGTGCTACTCGTGTTAATGCGGATGGTAATATAGAGAAGGGGTATGAGAATCTCTTGTTGCAGAGTAATTCGTTTACTACGACTTGGTTACAAACTGATTTAACTGCAACAAGTGGTCAATCGGGATATGATGGTTCTAATGATGCTTGGCTCTTGAGTAAGAGTGCAGCAAACGGAAGGATTCGCCAATATGTTACTGATACGGGTATTCAAACATTAAGCGCATATTTTAAAGCGGGTACAAATAATTGGATGCGTATAACTTACGGAGGAGCAACAACTTATTTTGATTTAGCGAATGGTGTTTTGGGTTCTGATAATTCTATTGATGCAACCATAACAAGCATAGGGAGTGGATGGTATCGTTGCACCTTTACGGCAAATGTAACATCTGCACAATATGCTCAATTTTATGTTGCTGATGCTAATGGCGATACAAGCGGAACTACAGGAAGTCTATACATCCAAGATGCAATGCTCAATCAAGGAATGGTAGCCTACCCTTATGTAGAGACTACTACTGCTCCTGTTGCAGGAGGGATACTTGAGGATATGCCGAGATTAGATTATTCTAATGGTTCGTGTCCTTCTTTATTGCTTGAACCGAGTAGGACTAATTTGATTCCTAACTCGGAATACTTTATGGCTCTAAGTTGGGCTTCAAAAACTGGATTCACAACAGAAGAAAATACTAAAGAAACATTAAGCCCAGAAGGCTATTATAATGCTACAAAATTTATAGCCACAACAACTGACCCCGTTATATTTGATTTTGTAAATGTAGATGTTCTTCCTTATACATTTACTTTTTATGCGAAGGGTAAGGGTAGTACAATTGGTAAGCAAATCAAAACAAGATTTTTATATTTAGCAAGTGCTACAGGTCAAAATCAAGAGGACATTTTTACATTGACAAGTGATTGGCAGAGATTTGAGGCAAAAACAACTCCAACAGGTGCAGGTGATTTATTAGTCAGAATTGACTTCCCTGCTGAAACAGCAGTTGTAGGAGATGAAGGTTATTTATATGGTGCTCAATTTGAACAAGGCTCCTACCCATCAAGTTACATACCTACATATGGGGTATCGCAAACGAGGTTGGCTGATGTTTTATTTGAAGGAGCAGCAGGATTAAGTAATTTCTTTAATCCTACGGAGGGAACATTATTCTTTGAAGTAGATGAGCCTTTGTTTAGACAACTTACAACTGATGGTCGCTCAATAGCAATGCGAGATACTACAAATGGAGAATACTTTCAATTAAGAGGTAGGAGTAACTCGGTTTATTTCTTGCTTACTATGTGTTCTCCAAGTGTTGTCGTAACAACAAACTTTCAAAACAATACAAAGTATGTTATGCGTTGGAATGGCAGCGAAGTGAAGATATTTGCAAATGGCGAAGCAAGAGGCTCTGCTACACAAATAGATTCTTTTAGACCAAACACATTAGGAGTTGCATCAGGATTTGGTATGTACACACCAACAGGTGAAAAGTTTACTAATATAACTTGCTTCCCAACTGCCCTATCCGATGAAGCCTGTATAGAACTAACAACGATATGATGCTATGTGCATTATTTCAATATAAGAATATGAAGTTAAGTAAGAATCTAACATTAGATGAAGCGACTAAGAGTGCTACTGCTATCAAGAATGGTATCAGTAACAAGCCTAGTGGCGAACATCTATCTAACCTGATCCAGATAGCTACTAAGATATTCCAACCTGTAAGAGATCACTTCCAGAAGCCTATCATAGTGAGTTCAGGATATAGATCTAAAGCATTGAATGATCTGATCGGTGGAGCATCAGGATCTCAGCATTCAAAAGGAGAGGCTCTAGATTTAGATGGATCAGTAGATAACTTCCTGATCTTTGAATTCATTAAGAACAATCTGGAGTTTGACCAACTGATTTGGGAGTTTGGAGATGATGAGAACCCTGATTGGGTTCATGTCAGTTATAAGACAGAGAACAACAGAGGAGAGGTTCTACAGGCCGTTAGGCAGAATGGAAGAGTAATATATAAGATATGGGGTTAAAGAGAGCAAAGAATATATTCCTTTATTCAGATTCAGAGCCTAATGAGATCCTGATCTCGCTTTGTCATTTGGTCTGCTTACCTCTTAGCATATGTGCTGAGTATGAAGATCCTAACTATTGGCTCATTATAGGTGCTTTGTTTATTGGGGGATATCAGCTATGGGCAGTGGTTTATTCTGGATCATTGAAAAATAGACTAAGAGCCGTTAAGTTGGCTTCTTTAATTGCATTGGCTACTATCATTAATCTATCTATGGTAGGTCTGATGGAGGGAAGTAGAACAGGATGGATTATTATATTCCTGTTTGCTTGTTGGAATGTGATCAGAGTAGAAAAGGAAAAGATAGCAAGAAATGGATAGTCAGGTAATAATCACGATAGGCACAATACTTGCTTCTGCAGGGATCTGGAAATTCTTGGAATTTAGATTGAAGTTAAAAACAGACTACAAAAAGGAATCTGTGCAGAATAGTGATGGTGTTCAGTATCGTGATGATCTGAAGAATAGAGTAGCGAGATTAGAGCAGTTGTTAGAGGAGAGCAATACGAAGGTATTGGAACTTACTGCTGAGGTTCATGCCCTGCGCACTGAGGTAGGTTTCCTAAAAAAAGAAAACGATAGATTACGAGGATGATAGATAGAGTTACAAAGAATTGGAAAACTACTGCAGTAGGTGCAGTGTTATTTGCAGCAGGTATTATATTAGTGGCTATGGAGAAAGCGAGTCTCACAGAGGCAGGGACTTTCTTTGGCGTAGCCTTTATGTTATTCTTTTCTAAAGACAAATTATGAACGATACAGATTTTGGATTCTCAGATGCATTTGAGGATTTCGTAGATGAACTAACTAATGACAAGGCAAACGACAAAGCCTGTTCAATAGATAATCCAGATTGCGAAGCATGTGGGAGTTAATAAAAAGAGGAGCAGTTCTGATAGGGCTGCTTTTTTTACTTCAGGGATGTGGTGCGAAGTGGCACCTGAATCGTGCGATTGCAAAAGATCCGACAATTCTAGATTCAGTTGTCCTAAAAGTGGACACTCTGATCATAACTCAAAAAGAAGAGGTTAGAGACACTTTAATTCTTCAGAAGATAGATACCCTCAGAATTATAAAAGAAGGCATTAGAATTGATCTGAGACGGCTCTATGATACTATAGAGGTAGATGTTCAATGTCCTAGTGATACTATCAGGATCCAGAAGGAGATCAGAGTCCCTCAAGTCATCTATGAGGAAAAGAACTTTGATAGGAAGTATCTATATCTCTTGATTATCTCAATAATCCTTTATACCTTCGGTCTTATTAAGTTACTTAAGTAATTATATTATATATATATATTATATTACTCTGAAAGAGTAACTAACTATAATACTATATATACTCTCTTACAGAGAGAAAAAAAATATAATGACTAGAAGACAGAAGAGTATTGCTATAGAGATGGGTAAGTTAGAGGATGATTATAACAATCATTTCTTATCTCACTTTGGCTTTCATGATGAACAGAGATCTGATCACTATACTTTCTGGAAGTATTACCAAGAGGAGCAGAGCATATGACAATGAGAGAAGCACAGACTCTAGCAGTTAGCCTTAATGACAAGGGTTATACTGCTTGGGCAGTTCAAGGGTTTAGCGTTAAGCTAATGATCAATGGAGTATTATACGAAATAAAAGAAGCAGATGAGAGATCCTAACATTGATAGATACCTTCATAAGATGGCTATGCTATTCCAGAACTTGGGAATAGAATCAACTCCTGAGCAGAGATTATATGCTAAGGAAGAAGAGAGAAGATACTTGGGTAGGATAGCAGAGATTGATTGGGAGTATGCTCAGAGATTAGGATATGACTGATCACACTAAAATAGAGATCAAGTTAGGTAAGATACCTAGTCTTAATAAATTCTACTCCTCACCACATTGGACATTCAGATCCAGAGAGAAGACTAAGTGGAAGGAGATCATTACTGATCAGTTAGATTATGACTTTCAGTTTGAGTATTGTGTAATTACTGCAAAGGTCAATTACAGGTATGATCTAGATAATTGCATTATGGCTATCAAGTTCACTCAGGATGCATTGGTAGATGCAGGAATGATAGCAGATGATAATAAGAAGTTCATCAAGTCAGTCAGGATAGAACCTGCTACTGATATCCCTAAGGATTCATCAGTGATCCAGATAGAGGGAAAAATAATCAACAAATAATTTTCATATCTCAAAATCCTTTTCTAAGTTTGACCTGTTAATCAAAACTAAAAGAGATGGAAAGAGAGAACTTTTATCAGATCATTGATGATCTAGAAGCCTTCGCAGAGAAGATAGGAAGCGAATGGATGAAGGAAAGACTAGCGATGCTAGAGGTACAGATAATTAATCAATCAACTAAATAATCATGAAGAAAGCAAAAGTTGTAGCGGTAAATCCGCAAGGGGACTATCAGTTAAAGGATGGAAGAACTTTATATAAGTTCGCTTTAACATTTGATAATGGAGATACAGGAGAATACTCTTCAGTTAAACCAGATCAGACTAAGTTCATAGTAGGTCAGGAAGCAGAGTATGAATTGAATGCTACTCAGTATGGTAATCGCATCAAGCCTGTTTACTCACAAGGTGGTGGATTCTCTGGAGGAGGTTATTCATCAGGTGGTTACTCATCAGGATCTGATGACAAGCAGAGAATGATTGTTAAGCAATCCTGCCTGAAAGCAGCAGTTGATCTCTTAAAAGACAAAGGTGCTAAGAGTACAGATGTTCTAAAGGTAGCTGACTCTTTTGTGAGTTGGGTAATGGAAGAAGATAAGAAGGAGACTTCATATGATAATCACTTCTCTTCTAGAGAAGAAAAGATACAAGTAG